CCGAACATTTTAATGTTATATACCCATTCCACTGATGATTTCTGTTTCGGATGATATTTTTCCATCATCCAATAACGTTCACCCATGAAATCCACATAATCGTTGACATCTAAGGCTACATACTCATATATTGTAAAGGAAAGATTCAAAACGTTGTCCGACTGTATCTCCTTAACTTGAGTGCTGATGTCATTAGGGGACAAATCCGCCTTCTTATGATTGTATCTGTCGTATATCGTTAGAAGCATATTAGAATATCATTTAAACGTTATTAAAACACAGGATTAGGTTCTTTGAATTTAATCTTGAAGCGACTTGCGTGCTTGCCCTGCTTCCATAAACATGTCAGAGGTTCAGGTTCCGGTGCATCTACATAAAACATCTTCAACATCACTCCTATCTCTATAAATGCGAAATGTACCCAACCGTCATTACCTTGTTTAATGAATTGTATGAAAGCTCGATATTTTTGCCACCACAATTCTTTCGTGTCGGCAAACAAGGCAAAATGCAGCGTAACATCTCTCTCTTCGTTTTTCACGACTAATTTTTGCGGATACTTACGACCATCCTCTTCCCTTATATCGACACCGACATGTGATTTCACTTTTGAAGCTCTGGTAATAGCTTTCAGATTATCCATACCGCCTTTTTTCTTCTCTGTAAGAAACACTCCGTATTCCTTCCATATATCAATACCATTGACCTTGACAAGACCTTCTAAAATATCCATATCAAATTGCTTTTACTCCGTCACGGATTATTGTTTTAATATTCTGGTTTATTTCCTCGAGCGAATCTTTACAATCGCCCGTATTCTCCTCAATTTTGCGCAGATGTCCGACCGCTACAGACATGGTCTCCGCCACATCCTCCTGTCTTTCATCTATAGATACCAAATGCATCTGTGCTGAGACGAACAGACCTTCAAGCTTAGTCCCTTGTTCCTGAGACATGGCATTAAAGCCACCTTGCTTACCTGTTTGGGATGCTCCAGAAAAAATATCTACCCCCATTTCTTCTGCCAAACTTTCCAATTCTCCCCACTGCTCTCCCAACATGGTTATAAAATCTTCCTTCCATGTGCTAAGAAAATCTTCATCAGCAGTGCCGTTTATCAAATGTTCCGACAAATCATTGTATAATGGCTCAAGTGCTTTCGCCAAATGCTGATACATAAATGCGTTCAATAAAGCCTCTGATATTGTCTCTTCCGTAAAGTCAGCGAACTTACTAATATCACCTTGTGCATCACGCAAAGCGTTTCTGACGTTTTGCAAAAATCCGTCAAATGAAGTTCCCATAACCATTTCCTGCAAAGACGCGTATGTTTCTTCTATATTCTGTTTAAGTTCCTCGACCGACTTGCCGCTTTCTATCCATGCCTCATAGTAAGCAGCAGCTTCTTCTGTAAGTTTCCCTTGGTTATAATAAAGTTCTATCTGTTCTGCTGATAAACCTTTCAGTCCTATAGAAACAGATCCTCCATTCATAGAATTGCCCCATTCCCAGTATGCTTCGCTTCCCTGAAGATTATTCCACAATTCATTATTTGTATTTATTTCCGCTTCAAGATTCTTCTTATATTCTTCTAAAGCAGCCGTCTGAGCTTCCCAAATTGAAACGCTACTTGGTTTTGAATAACCTTTTTCTACTAACCAGTTCAAGATTTCCTGATTAGTTATTATATCTTGAATCGTATCTCTACTTATTGCCAACTCAACATTCCGTTCTCTCAATGCCCGGTTTGTCTCTATCTCCGCAAGATACCATTCCCTCTTCATCTCCTCATTCTTTTCCTTCCAGCTCGAGATCATTGTTATTATGGAACTCAAACCGCTAAGAGTATTGGTAATACCACCGACAATATCACCTGAGAATATCTGGCCTATACCGGTTCCCATTCCAATGACTCCGTCAACCATAGTCATCATCTCGTTTATGGAATTGGAGAACCTGTCTCCGAATACAGCACCCAAAGAATCGCCCCAACTGCTAATCGTTGACGTAAGTTCTTTACCTTTTGAGTTGAAGCTGGTCAACGCGCCTGAAACATCGCCATCGTTTTTTATCGCCGACATGAGTTCCGACCACGATGTTTTGAAAGCTGAAAAAGGATTTTTCTTCTCAAGGTCTCGTTGGATGGAAACGACCTGCTGTTTCATCCTTTCAAATTCGGCCACAGTGAGCTTGACCGCTTTCTTGACAAATTTTCCATCAGCGTCTTTTACGGGCACTTCTACAGTGACACCATCATCACCTATTCTCGCATTGTCAAGTGTTTCCTTTGCTTGTGCGTAAAAGTCCTTCAGAACCTTATATCCTTTTTCAGAAATATCAGAAAACAGCTTATCGTAAAATTCTGTGGAATGCAATATGTCAGCCTCCAATGATTGTATATCCTGCCTGTACGCGTCAGTACGAGCTTGTATTGACGACTGAACTTGCGAAGTATCACCTCCTGAAAGCACCAGATTACCAAGTTCCGTATTTAACAACAACATATCTTCAGCATAAGCGTTCTCAATATCCCTACGACGCTGGTCGTACGTTTTATATTCATCCAGCAATGCGTTCAGTTTCTCCTTACCCTTTTGCACTTCGTCGGCTTCAACAGCTCTCACATCAGCATTCATTTTGTCGTATGCAAGAGTAGTAGCCTGTTTCAGGCTATCAGTTTGTTCATTTGTAAGAGTTCCGTTTTGCGCTTCTTTCCATTTCTGTTCTTGGTCATATATCTCAGCGATAGCCTTTTCATAATCCAGCTTGATTTGGCGTATACGTTTGTTACTTCCTTCCTTCATCTGGTCAATCTCAGCCTGCTCGTTTTCCCATTTCAGTTGGCGCAGTTCTTTCGCCATTCTTTCTTCAAGTTCCAAACGTTTTTTCGCTTCCTCTGCAGGGTCAGTACCTTTGCCACCAGATGGTTTAGGTTTTGCATACAAACCCAAGCCAGATTCTTTCATATTGTTTCGATATTCCTCTTGAAGTTTTTCAGCTTCTTTGATATAGCCCTGTTTTTCATCTTCCAGTTTTTGTAAAACCTCTCTGTAAGCGAGTTCTGCAGGATCACTACCATAATGATCCAAATTGTCACCTCCCAAAAACATATTAACTTTACCGCCTTCTCCCCATGTAGGACGATATTCCTCTTTGCCTTTGGCCTTGACATCATTGATTTGTTCATCTACAGCCACTGCCTTGTCAATATAAGACTGCGCTTTTGCCTGTAAGAACAATGTTTCTATATAATCCTCACTCTTTCTTATCAATATATCATACCATTCTGCCAATGTTTCATAATAGCCAAACGAATCACCATATTTGCGATTCAATTCCTCTATTTTGTTTTTCTCCTGCTCTTTAGTACCAGTAAACGTTTTTATATTTTGAATCTCATTATTCAGTTCCACACGCGTTCTTACTGATATAGCGTGAGCTTCCTTTTCCACCTCATTTTTCAATTCCATCGCTTTTCTCAATTCATCGACATCATTCTTTGCCCCAACCAAGCCCTTACACCACTGTATTATCTCATCCCCATACATGGTCAACAGCATAATGCCTGTTGTCAATGCGGTCTGCCATGAAAATAGCGATGACAATATCTGCTTCCAGACAGGCTCTCCCTTTTCTCCATTTTTTATCAAATCTGCATATTCCTCCTTGGCTCTTTTAACCTCATCGGCAAAGATTGGAAGGTTATTGCTTATTGCCAGAAAGAACATCTGGGGTCCCATTGCCAACGATGGCATTTCCCTTGCCATCTGTTGGATACTGTTGTGCAAACCGTTGAATTTCTTTTGTGCATTAGGTAACTCTGAAGGTGTAACTTTTACATTTTCCGATACATTCTGCAACTGTTTAAGTTCAGTTTCCAGTTCCTTAATTTGAGACTCAAGAGATTCAATCTGAGCAATGTTCTGACTTTGATCCAAATCAGGAGAAGATGCTTGACCGACCAGGCGCAAATCCTCTAATTGTGTTTCGAGCAAAGCCACAACATTACGCAGTTCTAATACATATCTCTGAACTTCTGCAAATTCATCAGCTGTCATCAGTGCCTTGCTTTTCACCGATTCCGTAAATGACTTAATCTTATTCAATCCGGCTGATATGCCGTCCTTCATCAAAAATTCTATTTCAACTGGTTTGCTCATTGCTTAATCTACTTTGAAAAAATGATAATATTTCATTCGCTTCATCTTCGGCAGTTTGTTCATCTCTAACCTTGATATATCGAGGCGCATCCGACAACATCATTATGAGTGTTTGGTAATTTACCTTGTTAAGGATATAATTGACAGTCCATCCTGTTGCAGAAGCAATCTGCCAGATAAAACCAAAGGGGCTATGTGAACTCTCATATTTTGTTCTTAACTCCCCTTTCCTTTTTGGCTCAGTCTCAGTTTCATCGGATTCGACACCTCTACTGATCTGATAATACTCATAAAAGACTTTGTCCCCATCAATCCAACAAATGTCTTGAACGCAAACTGGATATATCTGTCTTCGACAAAATTCCTGATAAACCACGCCACCATACCAATGAACAGATGCCTTGACACATACCCCTGACAAATAGTATATGCTATAATTTTGCTTATAGCTTTTGAGTGTTCCACAATAAACTTCATCTCTTCCTCTTTGGAAAATGATGCCATCTGTTTACTCGTCACCCCCATAGACAAATATATCCGAGCAATATGCAATTGTCCGGACATATACGGTCGCTTCATCGTAACACGCAGCTGCACCGGTTTCTTCTTAAACGGCAACTTAAACTCTTTAAGAGGGACAGAGACCCCTGCATTAAGCAGTGCATCTGCCCCTTCTTTTTGAATTAGCCTTACGACAGATTCTTTCATGATTCAACGGTATCATTGATTTCGTATGGTGCGCTTCCGTCAGAAGGCGCATTGATTTTTAATTGACACTCAAGTTTGGACACTTCACTGACTGTAAGTTTTCCACCAAGGTTTGCCAGAATTGTTCCATTATGTATAGTCACTGTCTGACCACTCAATAAATCAATTTCCCACTTGTCATTTATTAACACCGTTTCAGTTGGTGCTTTCCATCCAGTGTATTTACCTTCAGTTCCGACAAGTGTTCCACCAACCATGTCGTGGAATGCCTCATAATTTAATTGTATCAGATTGAATGTCGGACTAATTGTTCCTGCTTTGGAAATGAGGGTCAGCACCGGATCATTCGGAACTTGTTCTGCAAACACATCTGCAGGCTCTGACTTAGTTCCGCCCCAGTCCCATGAGCCTTTTTCGATATATCCTATTGTTTTGTCGCCTTTTCTAACGCGAGCCAAACCATACATAAAATTCTTATTCATATTATTTCAATTTGTGTTTAATTATTACTGTAAAAATCATTCCTGTAAAAACGCCTGAGAAGAATGCGAGCAATATCGATTGAAAGATTTTAGGTCGTGTTTTCTTCAGCTCCTCAGTATAGTCTTTGTACATTTCGTTAGAAGCTTCGTATTCCGCCAGTTTGATCTCGTAATATTCAAGTCTTCCCTGTAAGCTGTCACATATTGCGGTAATGTATATCGTATCATTCTTATAAGATACCTCTACGCTGGCTTGACCTGAAGAAGAATGATATACTGATCTCCTTGGCATTTTCCGTATCGTGTCAATCGGCAGATTCAAGTTCACTTCCGACCTCGGTATCGTCACAAGTTCCACCGATCGCACTTCTCGCAGTAGGCTGTCTCTTGCTACCTGAATTGTTGCGACTTCCTGAACCTTGCTCGTCTTTCGTACTCCGCAACTTGTAAAGAACAGGACAATTGTCACTATGCTTACAACTGTTGGCAGACTCATAAGCCTTCCTGAAGCGAGCAATCTCGCGTTTGGTCGAGCCAAGCTCTTTTTTGGTGGCTTCCAGTTCCTGCCTTGTTTCCTGAAGAAGTTCTCTTGTTTCATTAAGCTCTTTTTTTAGAGGCTGCACAATATTCTCCATCAATATACGGGTGGCATGTTCAGCGTTGTCGATACGTACAGTCTCGGCTTCAGCCTTAGCTTTGTCAGCTTCAGCTTCAGCCTTGCGTATTGTCGCTTTCAGGGTAACAATACCCACCATAGCAGCCAGCAAGCCACCGCCAAGAACATAATTAAGTATCACGCTGAACTCCATATCTACTATTGATTTATTCCTATCTCTTTAAGCCATTTTTGTACATTGAAACTCGGACAATCCTTATTTCCATTCAATTCATTATGACCGACAATCTGAACGCTGGGATGCTCTTTATGAAATTTCTTGACATATAATTCCATCGCAAGGCGTTGAGATACGGTTCGGGTATCATACGGCAGCCCTTTCCAACAACCACCCACATACACCACATGTCGGCTTTCCGCATTATGCCCTTTAGCACCGTTTGTAATCTCCCAAGGATCTACATTATGGTCTTCATTGTTATCGACAAGACGCTCTATCCTGCCGTCTAAATGTATCATATCAGTATATCCTACCTGCTTCCAGCCACGACCACCGAGACTTATCGGATTGGTATGCCACGCACGAATCTCATCAGAAGAGACCTCTCTTCCCATAGTCGTGGCTGTGCAGTGCAGGACTAAATACTTCAACTCAGCCATTAAGCAGTTGCCTTGTAACCGCTTCTCACAACTGCACCTGCATCCATCATTTTAGGCATACAGATGAAGTAGTGACGGAAGTTGACCTTGTTACGCTGATATTCGGGGTCGTTCTCGGCAGCACTCCAGTACATCTTGGTAGAACCGGTTGCCTTGAATATTCGTTTAGGATAGAACGCGAATGAACACTGGAATTCACCAGGATCTGCTATTGCACCTACCTCCTTCTTAACACCTGCAGATGTATATACAGGGTTATTACCGAACTCATATATGTTAAAACCGTACAAATTGCCTATCTTACCAGTGTTGCGATCAATATTGTACTGTTCCTTGAAGCTCTGGTCTGCTCTCAAAAGGTCATTGACATGGTCCGTACAAAGCACCAAACGACGTCCAGCTATAGGCACCTTCAGTTTATCCAGAGCCTCTTTTAATGACACGAGGTCATCTGGTGTAAGTCTAAGACGTCCAGTCGCTACATCACGTTCTCCTGTAGTTGTGAGTACAGGGGTTTTAGCAGTGTTTGAGTTCGCACAGAGCGAATGAGCAGCCTTTGCAAATTTAGCATCATTGATAGAGTTTGAATGGCTCTCCTTGACGCGTGAAATCTTGTCATAGCTGATAGCATACAACTCGTCATCAGTAATAGGTGTCACCTTGGTTTGGAACTTGTCAAGACCAATAGGAATCTCAGCATCATCCAACACCTGGAGTGGAATAGGATAGGTTGTATTGTTGACCAACACATCAGGATCTACACCAACATCCACCAAATGGATGACGTCGTTATCCACTAATAAAGAATTGTCAGGGATACCATCAAGCCAAGAGCCTGCAAGGAACTCACGGAGGGCTTTAACCATCTCACCCGTCCAAATCTCTTTTAAAACGCCTTCACACAAAGCACCTGATGGCATAAAACCACCCAATGCCACTGCGACAGCATTAGCACCTACAATAGATTCTAAAGGCGACAATCCTATTGTCGAACCGAAAAGCACTCCAGAGAATGAGTTAAACATGAGTGCTGTGATAATTAAAATAAACTTTTTCATTAGCTCTTTTTTATTTGTTAAACATTACAATTCGCATTCAATACCGTATTCCTCCTTGTACAATTTTTTGTACTCTTTAGGATTCTCTGTTCTCAACTTCAGTATTTCAGAAGAAGGGACATCACTCAACTTTTTGTAGGTCTTATCTCCGCCTGTCGGAGCACCACCATGATGTCCGATTACAGCACTTAGTTTTGTTTGCGGTGTCATAGCCGCAAAAACATTCTGCAATTCCTGATAACCGACCTTTTTACCAAGTTCCACGAACTGGTCTTTCTTTGTAGCGTCGATACGCTTTTCTGAAATAGCTTTATCGACAGCACTTGTGAGACGTTCCAACTCAAGGGTAGCTTTTTCATTTTCGAGTTTAGACATCTGAACCTGCGCTGCTTTCAAGCCTTCAATTGCAGCTTTAATAGCCGCTTCATCTGCCGTCTCTGGCAAGCCCAACAATAGGCATAGTGTTTTCTGTTCCATTTTTGTTAAAATTTGATTATTACTAATTAAAGGTAAATATGAAGACTTCTCATCTTTACTCAATGTTATAAGTTCACCGTCTTTATGTAGGACTATCGCGTCATCATTTGCTCCTATGTCAACCAAGGAGACTTCAAACAATTTACTCTTGGTGATTGTAGCTCTTGTCTGCCCTTGCACCAGATGTTCTTTTGCTTCACTCGTTTCAAGAACATCTATTCCGACACT